TTTTGATGATGATGTGTTTCTTGAAGCAAATTATTTTGTGTTGTTTAAAAGTTTAGATGACAGAGAAGAGTTGAAGGACACAATTACAGGTCTTCTTTGTAAATTGATTGAAGGCAAGGAAGAAATTTTTGAAGGGGCAGTGGTAGAGGTGGACATGCAGGGTTCAGATGAAATTTATGTGTGTGCATACGGCCCGTTATCGGAGGAGATTGTAGAATGGATACGGAAAGAGGAGTACGAGACTCTTCACTAAAACAAGCAGGAGAATTGTTCGGGATTATTGGGTGGGAAAAAAGATTTTGTGATTTAAGCGAAGAAGAAGTTATCGCAATGACATTAATATTAAAGAGAATATCAGAAGGGCTTGATGATGAATACTCTAGCACAGACCTTACAGAAATTTACTTCAGATATGGAGGCGGCAGAATCGGCCTCACTGAACAAGACATCCCTTTCTGACGCACAGAGCATTATTAAAGAGCTTGATCGGGCTATTGTAGAAAAGGAACGCAAGCAGCCAAGGCGCAAATACCTTGGTGCTTCTTCTCTTGGCGATCCCTGCTCACGCAAGCTCCAGTANCGCTACATGAACCAACAGGCTGATGAGGGCAAAGGGTTTCCTGCGAAGACATTACGCATATTTGGCCTTGGTCACACCATCGAAGACATGATGATTATGTACTTTAGGGACGCTGGCTTTGACCTGCGAACAGAGAAGAAAGGCGAACAATTTGGGTTTGAGACTGCTGGCGGGGAGGTCAGAGGTCATATTGATGGGGTCATATGTGGTGGCCCGTTGCACATGGCATACCCTATGTTGTGGGAGTGTAAGTCTGCTAACGAGAAGAAGTTCAATGAATTTGTTCGTAAAGGTGTGGCGGAAGCCAACCCAGTGTACGCAGCACAGATTGCAATCTATCAAGCCTACATGGATCTATCGGAAAACCCTTGTGTATTCACGGTGTTAAACAAAAACACAAGCGAGATATACATTGAGATGGTTCCGTTCAATGGTGAGCTTGCACAAGCTACCAGTGATAAAGCAGTACAAATCCTGAAAGCAACCCAAGCTAACGATATGCTGCCGCGTGTTGCACAGAATGATGATTATTTTATTTGCAAGTGGTGCGAGTTCCGCAAGACTTGCTGGCAAAAAGAAGGGGCGGTATGAGCCGCCCCTAGTTGAAAACAATGCTTGGTAAGGATCAATATAATGAGTGTGGTAAGGTTTGGCAATACTACATCTGGTAGTAATGACATAGTTGAGGAGATTTCTCGCAAAGTCCCCAAAGGCGAACAAATTCGGATTTTGCAGGATACATTCCCTGCTGGGCGTGTTCACGGTAAAACATTTTACATCGGTTCACTGCTTGGTGATCCGGGGCAATCGTTAAAAATTAACATTGATCCTGCCTCGCAGCACTTCATGCAGGGTCAGGATTTCAACGGTGGTGTTGGTATCGGGGGCATCGTNAAGATACTGATAGAAGCTCGTGGCATGAAGCTCCCAGAAATAAAGGAGATGTTTGCCAGTTACCTCGACAGCACTGGGCCGCAAATTGTTCGGGATAATGNGCCGATAGAAAATCCTATTAGGCCGCAGTACAATTCAAACAGTCCGTATGATGCTGAGTATGTATATACCAATGCTGATGGCGAGGTGCTGGTTTCCGTTAGGCGGTATAACGTCAAGGATATTGCTGGCAACCCCATGTTGAACACAAAGGGCAAGCCAAAGAAAGAGTTCAGACCGTTTGTTGAAGGCTCACCATACTCCAAGTTTCCAGACATACGCCCGTTATATAACATTCCAAATGTATTGGCATCTGATCGTGTTATATGGGTTGAGGGCGAAAAGTGTGCTGATGCTTTAAATGATGTTGGATACACTACAACCTGTACGATTGGCGGGGCTGGTGCGCTAACAAAGAAGACTGCTCACCAGTTTGACTTTTCTCCGTTGCAGAACAAAGAGCTTATCTTATGGCCTGACAATGATCCTGCTGGCAAAAAGCTGGCTGATCTCATACAGGACTTTGCTTTGGCTGCTGGTGCTAAATCGGTCACAATGCTTACGCCGCCAATGGGAAAGCCCGAAGGGTGGGATGCTTCAGATGCTTTGTCTGAGGGCTACAACATTGAAAACTTTGTTAACACCAAAGCCAAGATAACTAAAACAAACATTAATCTTCTTGACGAGTCGTTCCTTGTCAGTCGGTTTGCTGGGGCTGCCCCCGAACAAAAGTTCTTGATTGATGGCACGTTTCCGCTCGGGGTTCCTATTCTGTTTGCCGCTGCTGGTGATGCTGGTAAAGGCATGATGACACTGGACATGGGCATGAAGATCGCATCGGGAAAGCCAATGACAAACACGTTTGGGGGGCTGGTTAAAGAGTTCGGGAACGTGGTGATCTTTACTGCTGAAGATGACGAAGCTGAGATGCACAGGCGGGTTGAGCGTCTTGATCCGTTTGAAGAGCGGCATGGCTACAGCCATGATCTGAAGATTGTATCGCTTCCGAATGTCGGCGGTGTGTTTGCAATCATGAACGAGTCCAACGGCGAGTTCGGGACAACAGCAGAGTTTGAAAAGATATACGAACAAATCTTGCAGATGAGTAACCTAAAGCTGATTGTGTTTGATCCGCTGGCATCTTTTGTCCATGCAGATGTAAATGCTGATCCTGCTGCGGGGGCTGCTTTAACAGGTCTGCTGGCTAGGATGGCAACAGAAACAGGTGCATCTGTACTGGTTTGTCACCACATGACGAAGATNAAGGACAACGCTGTNATCAAAACACCCGAAGAAGCTCGTAACCTTATTCGGGGTACGACTGCTCTTGTTGATGGGGTCAGGTCTTCATTTGCGTTNTGGCANGTTGATGCTCAACGCGGCAAGAANACTTGTGAGCGGCTAGGTTTACCATANCAGCGTAACAGTTGTTTTGATGGCGCTGTAGTCAAGTCTAACGGACCAGCCAGTAGAAATGTTCGGCATTTTGTACGAGATCCAATGACTGGGCTGCTAAATGATCGCACTGAAGAAATCAAATCACTTAACAGCGGCACAGTTCTTGAGATGAAGCTGGATGCTATGGCTGATTGGATTATCCATTGTGAGCGCGAAGGTGTGGCTCTAACCCATATGAGTGGCAACAACGGAGTTCATAAGCGGTCAGAGGACGCTGATGCCCCTGAGATACTGCAAGGCATCGGGAAGCAGACACTAGAAGGATATGTTCGTAGTCTACAACAGGACAATCGGATTGATAAGTTCCAGTTGACGGCTACAGGTGGCAGAGTATGGCTCGGAGCAGTTGATGGGCCTATGAGTCGGGGTGAATATGAAGCGGTAACAGCGAGGGATAATGTCTAATATTGATGATTTGTTTGGGGAATATGCAGATCCGTGGCGCAAAAAGCGGCTGAAAGANATNTCGGAAAACAAAAAAGCCCCGGAGAAACGGCGCAGCACCGGGCCAAAGGAAAACATTTGTTCGTATTGTGGCAGCAACTGGGCTTGGCACAGCAGCGATGACGGAAAGACTTGGCAATGTAGGGAGCATAAGACATGAGCCAGACTAGGCAAAAAGATGATTTTTATCCAACGCCTCTGGTAGCCATCGAATCGTTATTAGATAATGAAAACTTTGATGGTGACATTTGGGAGCCAGCTTGCGGTAATGGCGCTATTTCTAAGCCAGCATCTTTGTATAATAACGTCATAAGCACAGACCTAAATGACTATGGTTACGGCGATTCGGGTATAGACTTTTTAATGGAGTCTAAACTGCTTGCGCCAAACATAGTTACTAACCCGCCATATAAGCTGGCTCAAAAGTTTATAGAAAAAGCCATAGATCTTGGCGCAAAGAAACATTGCTGGCTTTTGCGCTTGTCATTCTTGGAAGGCCAGCAACGCCGTGTCTCTCTTTTTGATAAACATCGCCCAGCTAGAGTGTGGGTGTTTTCTCAACGTCTGACAATATGGCGTGGAGATGAAGAGCCAAATGGAAGTGGCACTACCGCATATGGATGGTTCATCTGGGAAGGCAATACAACAGAAACGAAAGTGGGTTGGATATGAAAAGGGCAGAGGTGCTGGACACAGCAAAGGAGTATGTAACGAAAGACAGAGCAGCAGATCACGGAGCTATGGAGGATAATTTCAGAACAATTGCTCGTTACTGGTCAGTTCACCTGGGTATCGAAGTCAGCCCAGCA